GACTTTTACGGATTCGCTATACAACTCACACGCCCAACGCTACAAATCTAGCTTCTTTAGAAACTTGGTGAACTGTCCAAGCCTCTTAATTGCGAAATCTGGTAGATTAAGTTGCAAGGCTGCATCAAGAGCTCCCTTATATTCACTGATGCTATGGTACCTCCCGCTTTTCTGCTCACGAAAGGGAAAGGCATAGACAGATTTAGATGATTTGTGGTTTAAATATATTTCATATAAGTACCAATAGAAGTGGGATGAATGCATTAATAGGGCTGATAAGGCATGTCCAGAAACGTCGTCGGTTTTGTACCGACGAGCTACGACTTGCCTGATTTTACGTTGATGAATACCCGCGCCAGCGCCAAGCGTGGTTGCCCACGCGATGGCGACGGATCCCATTCCAAGGAAGAAAGTTGAATCACCAACAACAAACATGTTAGATGAGTCTTCTCCTTGAGCCGGAAGTTTGCGCATAAAGTATTCATCATTGAGTTGCTTCCAACAGAAGTCATAATCATTATGAATTTCCCTGTTGAAAGGTATCATTTCCACGAATGGATCGTTGTTTACGTAAGGTTGTGACATATCATATGGTGTTAATTCAACCGTATTATCTCCAAACAAAGTTGATGAGTAAAGTTGAGGTCTGTTACCACGCCATAACAATCCATGTGATGACTGATAACTAATCTGGACCGGTAGTGACCTATATGACATGTTCCTAGTTACCCAAGGTACATATTCAAGTGTTGACTTACTTGGTGCAGCTGACACAGTTTGCTTGACTGGGTTACGTCCTGTACGTAACGAATACCATATACGGATCTCCGTATGTAGATCTTTGAGCGTGCGTTCCTCATCTTCTTCAAGATAAGGCCACATCACCAATGGATCTAATGGATCGTTTTTGGATATTTCATCCATCGCGCTCCATTCATGGCATTGTGGTGAGTTAAACTCTAGTGTTTGCTTTGTCCAGAAAATGTGTGGAATAGAACGGTCACCCTTTGCGTAAAGGGCTGTCAATTTTGGAACACTATACTCTAACGAGTTGGCCTTCCATATTATGTTAGCGGAAACTTCTGACCCAAGAAGAGTTTTTAGTGCTTCATTAGTTGCAGTAGGTCCCAATAACTTATCCGTTTCACTGTCACGTATCTTACCTTGTGTCCAAACGACAAGTTCGTTATAAGACACAGGAGACGTAATTAGCTTATTCGCACGTGTGTGTGACACTACGACCGGATCACTAAGATCGTAAAATGGTGCGCCAACAACTGATTCGATGTAAGCGGTACCACGATCTTCATTCCAGTTCATTCGTGAACACATTTTCTTGAAGTCATCATTGTTTATTTTCCCAATGAATGCTGATTCGTTCCCCATAAGAACAGAGACTGGATCCACATTCGTATCGGAATCCGAAAATTCCAAAACGCATGTGAAACCGCGTCTAGATGTTCTTCTGTCCAACAAATCACCTGATCTTCCCCCCATGTCATTAATGAGGAATAAGGTGCTTGATGCAGCGGCGTTTGCACGCTGCAATCTTCTTC